GCAGAACACCGGCGTGTCCATGGAGACCTTGCAGAACGGTCTGGTGCAGAACGCAGCGGCTTTCCAGGAACTCGGCATGGACGTTGAGAGTTCCATTGGGTTCATGTCTCAGCTTGAGATGTCCGGAGCAAATTCCACGACCGTCATGTCTGGTCTGCGGAAAGCCATGAAGAACGCAGCGGCTGACGGTGTACCGCTTGATGAGGCTCTGGCACAGCTACAGGATACCATCCAGAACGGCGATGAGTCCATGGACGGGCTGACAGCTGCTTATGAGCTGTTTGGAAAGAGTGGCGATCAGGTCTATGCTGCTGTCAAGAACGGCTCGCTCGACTTCAATAGTCTGACCGAATCCATGGAAGGCACGGACGGTGCTCTGGATGAGGTCTACAACAACACGCTGACTGCATCCGAGAAGATGGATCTTGCGATGCAGAACATCAAGCTTGCGGGCGCGGATCTGTTTGCTCCAGTGATGGAAAGCGTGAGCACGGTACTCACTGACACAGTCATCCCGCTCGTGCAGGACGCAGGTGGTAAAATCAGCGAGTTTATGACTAATGTCGGCGCATGGTATGACGAAAACATCGCTCCTGTTGTTGAGGATGTCAGCGCTGTCGTGCTTCCGATCGTGCGGGATGTTGTTGACAAGGTCGAGGACGGTATCGGCACTATCGGCGGCGTCATCAAGGACGTAATGCCTGAGGTACAGGCGATCATCCAGAGAGTCTGGCCTGTGGTGTCCAGTATCATCAGCACTGCGGTCAATGTTATCAAGACAGTGGTTCCGCCGGTGTTCAATACGGTGAGGAGCATCATAAGCACCGTTATGAACGCAGTGCTCGGCATTATCAGAACGGTCTGGCCTATCATTTCGAGGACGGTCAGTACGGCTGTCAGCACCATAAAGACGGTGGTCAGCAGTATCAGTGCGATTGTCGGCAGGGTGCGGTCAACGTTCAACAGCATCAAAAGCGCTATGACCAGTCCGATCGAGAGCGCTAAGAGCACAATCAGCGGAATCGTCAACAAGATCAAAGGCTTTTTCCCGCTCCACATCGGTAAGATCTTCAGCGGGCTTCAGCTTCCGCATATCAGCGTATCTGGTGGCTCTGCTCCATTTGGAATCGGTGGTAAGGGCTCCCTTCCGCACTTCAGTGTCAGCTGGTATGCGAAGGGCGCCGTATTCGATTCGCCGACAGTGGTCGGTATCGGTGAGGCAGGACGTGAGGCTGTCATTCCATTGGAAGGCCAGTACATGAGACCGTTCGCCAAAACCATCGCCGAGGAGATGGACGGACTCGGAAGCACGAGCAATGTAACATTTAACGTCACCGTCAACGGTGCGGACAATCCTGAAGAGTTCGCTGACCGAATGGTCAGACAGCTCAAACTGAAAGTGAGGACGGCATAGTGGCGGCAGTTAAGACAAAAGCGCCAACAGGTTTGGCGATAAAAAGAAATAAAAACACTTACACGCTGACCTGGAAGAAGGGCGACAAGGACTACGCTGATGGGCAGACCTGCGTGTTCAGATGCAACACGGATAAGTTTGCCAACCAGGCTGTGAGCGCAGGCACTACTTCCAAGTCAGTAGCGGTCGACATGACCAAATATTACCCGAATACAAGCAAGATGCTCAGTCGGGTACAGTTTGGCATCCGAGGCAACAGAAAAGCATACGAGCAGAGTAGTAAAACCATCGACCCGACAGTATCTGACTGGACTTACAAGGAATTTACATTCAACAAGCCGTCTACTCCGTCAGTGTCTGCCTCTCTCTCCCAGACGCACTCCAACGTCTGCACCTTCAGCTGGTCAGAGAAAGTCGACGTCGCAAGCCATGTGCACTTTGCGGACTGCCAGTACCAGTCAATACTGGTCAAGGACTGCACAGAGGCTAAAGGCGATAAGCAGAGATGGTCAACACACAACGGCGGTTGGATGACGGGCACAACTGGCGCTACAGGGTCAATCACCATCACGGAGCAGACCGAGCTTCTGGCGGCAGACTCCTATACACGTTGGGTGCGTGTGCGTGCCCGTGGTGCCCGTGGAGCATCTGACTGGAGATACATCAAACACGTTTACGCCCGCCCGAACCAGGCCAAGATCAAGACCGCAACAGTCAAGCAGACCGATGCAGGCGGTTACCTCTGCACGGTCGAATGGGTGGTCGGTACAGGTGCGGCGCATCCGATCGACAAGGTAACGGTGCAGTATGCGCTTGCCGTACCGATGGCAGGCATGGTATGTCCAGATGGTGCATCATGGACGGATGCAAGCATCACAAGGGACACGACCGGTGCAGATAAGGCTGCATTTTCGATTGATACAACGGTGGGCGATGACCAGTGCCTGTTTGTCCGTGTCAATACGGAACACGACAACAACATCACCTACGGCGCCGCAAAGGCGGCAACAGTCGGCTATCTGGCAGACCCGACAGGCTTGTCAGTATCAGCAAATCCAGATACGCATCTGGCAACAGTAACAGCAGAAAATATATCAGACGTTCCAGACAGCTATCTGCTGATCAGATACATCAGCGCAGACTATCCACAGGGCACGGCTATCGGGATTATTCCGCACGGGCAGACGTCTGCTACCGTCCAGTGCCCTGCATGGGCATCTGGTGAGGCGATAGGGTTTAGTGTACAGGCGGTCGTCGGTGCGTATGTCACTTCCACGGACGAGGCAGGCGTCACGACCTATACGCTTAAAAAGTATCTGATGCGCTCACGGAACAGACTGACCTATGGCGGTTCTGTACCACAGCCACCGTCCAATGTGTCACTGGCAATGACTGATACTGTCGGCACTGTACAGGTCACATTCGATTGGGCATGGCAGGACGCCAGAGCGGCAGAACTCTCATGGGCGAACCACGCCGACGCATGGCAGAGCACGGATGAACCAGACACATATGTCATTGACAACACCAACGCAAGCGTCTGGAACATCAGCGGACTGGAAGTCGGGCAGACATGGTACGTCAGAGTGAGATTGGTTGGCGGTACGGAAGACAACCCGACATATGGCGGCTACTCCGATACGGTCAGCATCGACCTGGCATCAGAGCCGATAACACCAGTGCTGACGCTGTCTTCTGGTGTGATCACAGACGGCGGGTCGGTGACAGCCTCATGGGTGTACGTTTCTACAGATACCACCCTGCAAGCCTATGCAGAGGTGGCAGAATATGACGGCACTGACTACACGGTCATCGCATCCACCGAGACCGCCCAGAACGTCACCATTTCCGCATCCGAGGTCGGTTGGACAACTGGTGAGGAACACGCCCTTGCTGTCCGTGTCGTATCTGCTTCGGGCAGAGAGACGGGATGGTCTGACCCTGTTTCTGTCATGGTCGCAGAGCCTCTGGTGTGCGAGATCACGGCAACGTCACTGGAAGCCGAGACCGAGGATTCCGAGACAGTCTACTACCTTACCGAGATGCCACTGACTGTCACAGTCACGGGAGCAGGAACGGGCGGAACAACGACGGTCGCGCTTGAGCGGCTTTCAGCATATCACGTCACCCGACCCGATGAGGTCGACCTTTACGGCTTCGAGGGCGAGACGGTCGCTCTTCGCTCCCAGATGGGCGAGGCGCAGATGACCATCGGGCTGACTGATTTGATTGGAAGGCTTGATGATGGCGCATCATACCGCCTCACAGCAACAGTCACAGACGGTCTGGGACAGAGAGCCGAGCAGACCATGGACTTCTGGGTGGCTTGGGACCATCAGGCAATCATCCCGAACGGGACAGTCACCATTGATACGGACCACCTTGCAGCAATGCTTGTGCCAGTAGCACCTACTGGAACCGCACAGGGCGACGCCTGCGATATTTACAGGCTTTCTGTAGACCGTCCGCAGCTGATATATGCGGATGCTGCGTTTGGGCAGACTTACGTGGATCCATATCCAACACTCGGCTCATACGGCGGTTATCGGTTCGTCTTCAAATCCAAAGAGGGCGACTACATCACCGCTGAAAACGAGACCGCATGGACGGACATCCAGACTGACATTGACCACGATGCCAACATCATTGACTTTGGCACAGGCCGGGTCGAATTGGAATACAACGTCGATGTCTCCAACGCATGGGCGAAGGACTTCAAAGAGACCAAATATCTCGGTGGAAGCATCCAGGGTGACTGGAACCCTGCTGTCAGCAGAACATCCAGTGTTGGAGCGGTCGCTATCGTTGCCGAGGATCCGCAGACAATCGAAGCGGTTCGGAGGCTTGCGGTGTATCCTGGCTTATGCCATATACGCACCAAAGAAGGCTCAAGTCACCCTGCCGACGTGCAGGTCAATGAGTCTTATGCGGTCTCCAATGGTCACAGGATCGCGGAGTTCAGCTTGAAGATAACTCGGGTTGATTCCGAGGAACTGGACGGCATGACTCTGGCAGAGTGGCAGGCATCGCATCAGGAGGGATAAGCCATGGATTGGAGCAAGGGATATAGAGCCACCTACTACATGGCTATCGTAGACCCGCTCACATGGCGGGA